TTCTTTTGCCCACGAAGAAGAAGCGTAAGAGCCACACATTCGACACTTAAAATTACATAAGTTGCCAAAACGAAAATCTAAATAAATAGGGGGAGTATTGAGATAACCGTCTTTTTCTGTTTTGCTGTAGAGCTTATCATAAGAAGAGAACTTAGAATTCATTCGTTGTCGATGGCTTTCAACACCACTAGCTTCCCGGTCAAAACAAACTTTGCAATCCTTAACAGGTTTTCCCTTAAGCATAGCAAGTCTTACTTTTTTCATGTGAGAAGAATTAAAAGCTTCTAAAGGAGATAAGTTTTCTCCAAATAGATTACCCTCGTGATTTAAAGTAAAACAACATAAACCATACTTACCAGACAAATCTCCATACTGATGAATCCAAGGTAATATGCAGATAGAGGAATTAGCTTCTTGGAATTGTTCGTCCTGTTCCAGGGAAGCCTCCAAAGTGAATTTGATTGTTACGTAGGGTACAAGCTAAAAGAGATTTAGCACAAACATCCCCTGATGCATCTGCTGCAATTTGGTTATTAGCAGCTATAGGATTAGCATTTGCTTTTAAGCCAAGAGTATTACCGGGAATAGGATCATCTCCAGGACCAGGGTACTGACACTCAGCACCTTTATACACCCACTGACAAGTATTTTTATAAAACTTTCTTTTTGGAGTAACTAACTTAAAGTATTGTAGCCATGATATAAGGTTAAAAGTAGCCACATCATCACTTAGTTTTTCTAATTGATCAATTTTAAACTTGTCTTCAACATAAGATTCAGAATCAGCTAAAGGATTAACAATAAATAGAGGATCAAATCGGGCTACATTAAGGTCTAATTCATTGCTTAAAAATAGAAAAGAATTTCTTTCTATTGATTGAATTGTTCCCTCAATAGTTCCTGTGCTAGCTCTTACGTTATCCCCTACTCTGTATGGTAGAGTACTATAAACCTCAATTACGTTACTACTTACTGATTCAATACTACTGTACTCAGGCCAAACATCTAAAAAATTAGCAAAAGTAGTTTTTATTTCTACCACACCGCCTAATAAATCTCTAGTATCTTGTTTTTGCTCTGTCCAAGTGCCTCCCACAGCAAGAGTTTGGGTTCTATCAAAAGATGCATTAGCCTTTCCATAAAGTGCTTGTATATCAGCGTCATAATTTAGACCATCAGGATTGCTAGTGGTACCTGGAACTGTTCTAGGGTCAATACCGTTAACTAACTCACCGTTGACTGTAGCAGTAACGGAGTTAGAAGAGTTATTTCCTGCTAAAAAAGGATCTTCTATTAGTCGAGTAATTATATTATCAACATTAAAAACTTCTAAAGTAATTTCCTCTACAGACCCTTCAGATCCTTGTCCTAACTTAGAGGCGTTTACAGGAAAAGGAATATAAGAAGTTCCACCATAAGTCACATTATAAGATAAGTCAGAAGTTAAATCACCAACAACTTCTGCAAAACGAATCGGAAATTCATTTGGCCATGCTTTGCCTAACCCTTGACCTGTCGGATTACCTGCTTCATTAGGAGGGTACCATTCTCCAGGATAGTATATTGTGTATAGTCTTACAATGGGGTTTTGAGAAAAAGCATTTTTCTCAGCTTTAAAAGCACTAGGAGCTATCGAGGAAATAGTCGCAATTGCAGTAGTGGAGTTAGCTGATATAACATTGCTAAGAAAATTAGAGGTAATTAGTAAACCATCACCACCAGATGCTGTAGATAACGTAATTGTATTAGAATGCACTACTTCTGAAGAGGAAAATTCTTGCTGTATATTATTAAGCTTTACCTTTATCTCATTTGCAGTTAGGTTTACATTTGCAATCACTCCAGAAGTTGCAGTTGTATTACCAACGATCACGTTAGTCGTAACAAAACCAGAAGCGTTATCAACACTTAATATCACATCATAGGAGCGAGCGCTCATTAGTCAAATACCTCTTGCAGATTAAAAGATACCGTATAAAAATTATCTATCAATCTTGCCCCTGTAGAATAAGTTTGTTCAATTGAGAGTGGTCCTTGAAATCTTGCAGTTATTGTACCAGTTTCATTAAGATGTGCCAAGTCAAAACTAAAAGACTCAAATTCTCCGCTTCTTGAGTTATAAAAGTTCTCAATAGCTGTTTTCTCAACACCAGTTATAGAGGAGTATTTTAAATCGTATGAACGCTTTGATCTTCTAGATCTTAAACGACGTTTTTCATATCCAGCTTGTGAAGCAAAAGTATTAACATCAAAAGCTCGTGACGAAGAGATGCCTTTATCCGGTTTTCTATCAGCCATTGAGGTAAAACGATCACTAGTGTCTACAGTTGCAGTAAAGGATCTGATAGTGAGAGTGTCAGCAGAGGTTTCTGCACCTAATGGAGCTCCAGATTGGACACTCAGTGCGTTGGAAGAGGTGATAGGCTGGATAGTTGCAGTTCTATATCTTGCTACGTGAGCCAGTCTTACAAAAGATATACCACCATTAAAGAACTCTCCTGCTGTAGTAGTATTTGAATTAGCACCTATAGACACATTGCCACCTGTAGCGGTCGCTGCTACATAGTTTTTATGAGCAACTTTTACATTATTTACGTATAGTCTTAAATTATTTGTTGTTGCGTCATAAGATACTGCAACATGATAATTAGAACCTCCATTAGCATTTCCTCCATAAAGCTCTGTCACACCACCTAATCGATTTATCACAAATCCTACATTAGAGTTAGCGCCTACTAAACGAAGATTATAGTTATTAGTGGCATCATCATGACGAGCAAACAGAGTTTGGTTGGAGGTCATAGAAGTGCCTGTGTCTGGACGAACCCATGTATCTAAAGTAAAAGAACGGTCATTAACATTAAAATCATCACTAGAAGGTATTTGTAGATAGTCATTAGTTCCGTCTAGAGTAACATACTTATCTGCACCAAACGTAGCATAGGCAGCTGTACCGCCAACAAAAGTTACTGTATGAGCACTATCTGATTCATCAGTGAGAGCACTAAAGAAGTTTGTTAGTAGTTTTGTAGCTGCATTATCAGCAATGTCAATACCATTAACACCTAAAGTAACTGACGGATAAGTATAAGCGTCAGAGTGTTGGTATACACCAGATAAGTATACTTGTAAATCACTTGACGACACAATATTTGCTGAACCAGGGAGTGCAAATGCAGTTTGATGAGCGTTAATTAGATAAGAATTACCATTTATTACTGTTGCTGCAGTGTTTGAATACTCAGCTGATAGAGATGAATAGGTGGCTCTAAGACGTTTAAGTGCTGGAGGTACTGAAACAGTCTGTAGCGTTAAATTTGAAGCATTTGGAGGACTAAGAAATGTAGCTGTTGCTCCTGAGTTTGAAATGGAGTAGGATGTAGTTTGTTGTAACACACCATCTATAAAAGCAGCTACTTCTCCCGCGTGAGTCACAGAAGTAGCTAAGTTAAAAACAGTTGCAACGGCTCCTGTAGAACTAAAAGTTACAGTACTAGTTACAGGAAAAGCTGTAATTGGGGCTGTTGCATCAGTTGGGTAAGTTGCCATTGTTTATTTCCTTAAAGACTTCTTGATTGGGCCGTTATTACGTAGATCACGAGTAATCATATCAATAATGATTTTATCGCCTTGCACTCTTGGAGCTGCTGCGCTTACATTCTTAGGAGCACCTTGATTATTTAGATTAACTTCAATGTTTGGAGGTGTCAAGTTTTTTCCGGTTGCATTCATTTGATTGAGGGCGGACCCTCCTATTGCTTTAGCCATTGGTCTACGAATCACAAATTCACCTGGCTCTAAGAGTGCTGGAACACGGTCACGAGACCTAACGGCACCACCAGCAGCCATTTTACGAACTAAACCACCAGAGGCTAAAACAAAACCTCCCTCATAACCAAATCCTTGTCCAAATCCTGCTGCCGCTTCAGTTGAACCCCCTACATTATTACCGCCGTCGCCATCAGAGATTGATCTAATAGTGCCGCCTTTAATTGTATGCACTGGATTTAGTGCAGTGCCTGTATTAGCAATAGTATAACCTTG